TACCAATGATCAATCATATAATGAGTTTAAAGCCTACATGAATAGGCAGATTATCAAAGATCTAACAGGCAATCAATTATTAGATAGTGGCTTAAGAAATGCATTATCATTGGCTTTTACACCTGATAATCCAATAGCATCAAAAGCAAACAATAAATTAAGAATTGTTAGAGCAAAAAAATTAGAAGAGATACTATTAAAAGCAGAAGCTACTGGATCAGTTGACAACCCGGTCACAGAATCAACATTAAACTTGCTTAATGATTATAAAACTATAGTAGAAGATCCACTAATTAAAGCTACAGCTAGTAATAAAAATATTACATTTGTAGATAGAGAGATACCAATAGAATTTTACTCTACTGACATGATTAAGTCACAAATTAAAGAAATGATTAATGCAGCTAGTTTCTCTGATATATCACAGTTTAACACATTACAAAATACAGTATCTCATTTAGGTGAAGATATAGCAGTTAAAATAGAATCATTAAAAAAACTATCAACAGCTGCTAAAGATAGAAAGCTAACAGATGATTTAGCAATTAGTGCAGAAAAACTAACACAATCATATTCTAATTTAAAAAATGCTATCAATATGTATAGCTCTACTGGTGATGCTGTAGGATTAAGGTCTATGCTTGATAATGTAAATGACTTAAGAAAAATGCAAGTCAAGTTAAGAAGTGATATTAATCTCCCAGAGACTATTAAAAATACTAGAGATGTGATAGATGAGTTTGTTACTAAACATTTAGAGATTAATAATTCTAAGTATGATCTTAGAAATATGGAAGATGTAGAAAACTACATACAAGAAGCAGAACGCAGTTTAGACTTTGAAGAACAGAGTCAAAAAGTTCATTCTAAAAACACATCAATATCAGATAGTCAATATGCATTAAGATGGTTAGATGGTGATGTATCTCAATTAGAAATATTAAAAAAGAACCCAATAGAATTGCTTAGAAATGTATCAGATTTAAGCCAACAAGCTCAAAATGTAATTAAAAGATTTGATGAGCTAAAAGGAACAGACAAAGAAATATCATCATTTGACGAGTTTAAAAGAAAAACTAACATAGATACTGACTTGTATATAGATCTATTTATAAAGCCTATTGTAGAGGGTAGAAAGAGTATAATAGAAGCTAAGTATAATGCATTAACACGAGCAGAAAAAGATAAAAGCAGTTATGGTAGTGCAGCAGATATGTATGATAACTATGTACTAGATACTATGCAAATACTGCAGTCAGGATTAGCTAATACAAAATTTCCTATGGTTATTTTTAACAATGGTACATTTGAAATATCATATACCAATATATCATCTTGGGACAGGGGTGTTAACTCATTAAGAAAAAATTTAAATCTAACAACACCAGGACACATAGCATTAATAGGTACTAAGTTTGCAAATGAAAAAACCATAAGGACTAGACATTCTGTAGCAACGCTTAATGACATGTTTAATAAAATTAAAAAAGGTACTGCAACAGAGATTAATGTTCAGTCTTTATTGTCAGATAATGATAAAGCACTGTTAAAAGACTTTGGTCCTAATGCGTTTGGTACAGGTCAAGATGGCACTGCTCAATATAGACCTATAGTATTAGATGAAAAGTCTATGATTGTTGTACATCAAGCAGCATATGACAATATAGTCAATTCTTTCTCTGCTGCTGATTCTGATAATAGAAAATATTTAAACAATCTTGTAGGTGAAGCTAATGCTAATGCATATTTAAGCAAACTAGTAGACGCTAGTATTAATGAGGACGGTCATGCTTTAATTAAACCTATTGGCAAAAATGTAGATAGTTTAGTTTTGTTAACTAGACTAATGCATGCAATGCCTCATAAAATGCCTGAAGTAATAACAAAAGGCATGGACATTGATGATACAAGATCAATGCTTAAATATATTAAGCTAGATAGCCCAAGAACTGGTATGGCATTAAATAAAGACTCTGCTGACTTTGCACAAGCATATCTTAAAAAGGTATTGCCCAAAGGTCACATTATGCAAAGTGCATTTAATACATTTAAAAAACAAACATTTAACGAAGATGGCAGCTTAAAGCCACAAAGAGTTCTTACTATTAGAGATGAAAAAGGTGCAGGTGATTACTTTTTTGATACGCAAGTTAGAGGTATAGACCTTATGACTAAACAGCTGATTGAGAAAAGAAAACTTTCTCCTGAAGTTGCTGAAAAAGAAGCCAGGACTATTATGGATAAATATGAGCCAATAGCTGCATCGATAGTAAATGGTGAAAAATATTTATCTAAACCTGAATTTATTGCACAGTTAGTACAAAAAGGTGCACATCCTGACTTTTTTGAGTTTAATAAAAATGGTTCTATAAAAGGATTTAAGGTTGCAATAAAACCTGTTGAGTATGATGCACAAGTAAAAGATAATGGCGAGCTATCTGTTTATATTGGTAAAACTGCATATAAATATTCTCCTGCATTTGATGCTATGATGAAAGATTCACAAGGCAACTATGTAATGGATGCAATAACATTTAAGAGCTCTGTAAAAGAAAATGCTTTTAGATCTGGTTCAGATGCTGATATAGTTGAAAAGATGTTAGAATTACCCGAAGGTTTATCTTTAGACAACAACTGGATAGATGTTTTGGGCGTAGCAGTAAGAGATAATTTTAGTGCTAAAGATCATATTTACAATTTGCCAAGAGAGTCAATATTTATCAAATCTATATCTAGTGAGCATGAAGCTACAGCATCAGCAGCATTTACTAACTTTACTACAAACGATGCATTAACTGCTATGAATAAAATTACAAACATGCAAGCTTCAATCGATGATGCAGTTACAGCCTACAAGAGTTTAGATGAAAGCTTATTTGCAACACGCAATATTGCCAACCTGCTTAAAGGGCCAGCATATGAAGCAGGTGATAACATGATGCAAGCTATTGGAGTAGAGGGCATTTTGCAGTCAGGTGGTATACCATCTTTTGAATATATGGCACCACAACTACAAAGATCTATTGTGTCTGAGTATTTAGGAAAAAGAAACTGGGTTAGCAGTAAAATGAAGAATGGTTCTTATCCTGTAATGACATCAGGGGAAGGATACAGCTTACCAATAATAGAAGATAATGTAAGAAGAACACATGGTGGATCAGGTATGTCTGGTCAAGATTGGAATAAATCTGTTTCAGGTTTGTTTGGCGGTAGCAATGAAGGAGTAAGCTTAGTATTTACAGTTGACGATGCAATAGTATCTAAGCATAAGAATGTAGGTTTACAGCCTGGAGATGATATAACTGTTACTTTTGATGGAGAGGTATTATTTCCAGGGTTATTAGCAGGAAAAAGCAAAGATTTCAACCCATTAAAAAAAGAACTGCTTGGTCATTTTAACTCAATCATTAAAGATGCTAAGGCTACAAAGGGCATAGAAACTGTAGGTGATTTTATTTCTTTTGTTGATGGCACACTTGGAATGCCGCTTAAGAAAAATAAAAATGGTGATATTGTCATTGAAAATGGAGATAATTCATATAGTAAAAAAATTGCAATTAATAATAATCAAGCCTATCAAGCAATTCATTTAGCTACTGTAGATTTAAGAACTCCTATGGCTGGTATTAATGATAGAGTAATTACCAAAACAGAACGGCTATTAAATAGAGAGCGTGGGCCAGTATCTGAAATAAACTTTTTAGATGTTATTGACCCTCAAGATGCAGACTTTGATTTAGATAAATCTTCTAGATTTTTTGCATTGCCTGGACAAGTAATGAAAGAAATATATTATTTATCAGGACATATGGATCCTGCATCTGATGTATTTTTTAGAGAATTAGATTCTGTAGCACCTACTAGCAATAGAGATATGGCTAAATATAGAGTTAAAATGGAAGAGCTTGCATCTAAACGAGGTATAGTAGTAAGAGCACATTCTGTAAATTCTATACTTTATCAAATGGCTGCTGCAGAAGCAAGAACACAAGGTAAAGATCCTGTAGACTATTTAGCAACAGAACAAGTAGCTGGTAAATCTGTTTTTTCAAACAGAGAAAATAATGTTAAATATGATATTGTATACAAAGAAGGCCGAGATCAAGTTAACTCTGTGCAATTTGTTAAAAAATTAGTAAAAGAAACTATAGATATATATAAACGTTATGGAGATATAGCACCAAATGAAATAGAAAACTATTTGTTTTATAGTGACAAAGCTCCATTTAGAGCAAGATCAAGTGAACTAGATGATATATCGTTTCAAGAGTTGCAAAACAATGCTCCTGAAACATATAGGCAATATCAAAATTTAGTTAATAGAATTGTAAGACCATTAGGAGAGTTATTTAACCTAACTAATATGGGTGAAAGAATGTCTGATGGTACTGTTCGTAAAATGAATATGTGGGAAATAAATAGCACATTTCAAAATATAAAACGTAAAATTAAATTAGCTGGTGATTCATGGAGCCAAGGCAAAGATGGTAGATGGACTAGATCAGACACACCATTAAAAGGTTTTTCAGACCAGGTTCTTGGGTTCCTTGGAGAAAAAACAGCAGAGCTAGGAACTTCTAGGCATCCGTTAGTCCAAGGTTTAATTAAAATTGAAGAAGGGCTAAAGCAAAACTTTACATACAGACAGAATTATGGTGGTGCATTTGCTAGAGCAATTGAGAGTAAAACTAAATTACAGCCAGAGCAAGTTAGTAATGCAATAAAAGGCATTTTATCTGATCAAAAGCGATATATGGAAGTAGAGTATCTTGCATGGGAAATAGAGCAAATAGAAGACAGTATGGCAAGCTTAAGAGCATATGGCAAAGCAGGAAGCCAACGATATAGAAACTTAAAAACAAAGTTAGAAAATTCTAATATGCTATATCAAACTTTTAATGAGGAGCTTACTAATAAAGAAATTGGAGTAAGAAAACCAGCTAAAAGAAATCAAAAGAATAAAGTATTTAAAATGCCTGTAACAATATTGCGTCAGGGCAGACCTGATCCTGAGACTGGAAGACCAACTGTTCTTAATACAGGTAGATTTGCAGATGCTAATCAGCCGATTGATATATTTAAAGGTGATATAGCTGTAACTAATTATAAAAAATTAAAAGTTGAAAACAGCAATGTAGTTAAACAAAGAAGAGCAATGCATAATGCTTTTGCTAGACAGTTGTCTACTATATCAGACGGTGAAATGAATGCTATAGAGATATTATTTAAAGACTATAAGCGTAAAGTATTTCAAGCACCTAGCTCAATCTATGATGCTAATACTCCTACAAGCTTTAATAAGTTTGGAATTATTAATGAAGCTAAGTTATCTGTTTTGTCAGATTATTTAAAACGTGCATATAACAGTGCAGAGTATGGTCGTGGTACAGAAATGCAAAAACAGTTTTTAATGCGTGTATTGACCCCAGATCTAGAGTTAAATACATTTAGCGTAACAGGGTATGATCTAGACAATAATCCTCAAATAACACCTGCATTTAAGCCAAATAAACAAAATGAAAGGTTAGTCTTTACATTGTTAGATAGAGCTAAATTAGGACATGGTACATCATTGCCTATGGAAGCTAGTATTGGTAAAGATATACATCAATTTATTGTAGATGCACATAAAAGAGCTTTAGTTTTAGAGTATAACCCATCACTAAAAGGAGATGTTTTTAACGTAGCAACTAAAAAGAGAGATCCAAGAGATGCATCTTTAATGGCTTTGCCAAATGATTTGCCTGAGTTTATGATGAATCCTGATGAAAACTACAATCAAAAAGCTGTTAATGTATTACGATCTATGTTAACTGGTACATATCATATGAGTGATGCTGAAATATACCGCATGACATATAAAATGTATGAAAATAACCTTGGTGAAGTACCTAACCCTAGTGAAGTATCTAAACTGATGAATAGTGTATGGCAAGGTGAAACTAGAAGGAGAATAGACCCTTCAAGCCAACATTATGGTACTGATGCTACATACAAAGAAACATCTAATTATCAATCAGACACTAAATCAAATGCTGTATATGAACTTAAAAAGAAATTTAGACCGGGAGACTGTTAATGCTTTGCTTAAGTAAAGATGAAAAACAAATAAAACAATTTGATAAATTTTTAGAAATATCTAAGCTGTTAGACGGGAATGCAAAAGTATCTAAAGCAGGAGATAATAATGCAGAGACTGCTTTGTGGCTATTTAAAAAAGCAAATGGTGGTGACTTTGATTATGAAAATATACCTATTGAAGATCATCATCTTAAAAGATATAAAAGAGAAGTTAAAACATATTTAAAAAACTATGAGAAAATGCCTACATGGTTTCAAAAACATTTTTACATACCAGCTGCACTTATGAGAAATATTAAAGGTGGTGATGAATTTTATAATAATGTTGCAGAAACAATGTCTTTTCATCAAAGGCAAGTAAAAGAAAGCCAAGATCATATTGGAGCAATGACACAAGGTTTATATGATATGATTATAGACCAGGGTTGGAACGAACAAGCTTATGGGGATTATGCAAAGTTTGAGCGTACATTAATGACTGTTGAAAATCCAGATCAAATGAAAGCTATGATTAAACAGCTAGGCGATATAGTTGGAACAGTAGATCAACCAGAGGGTAATATGCCTATAGGTGGCAAAGTATTAAGAAGATTTCAAGGGTTATTAGAATATACTGTTGAGCCTGTCAATGATAATGAACGCATGATACAAAGAGAATGGAATATATTAAGAGCATCTTCTGTAAATAATTTATTGAATGGTATTGTTATGTCTAAAATGGCTATAAGGTCAAAGCTTGCTAACGATCCTGAAGCAGAATATTTATTAAGATCATTAAGGAATTTACAAGATAAAGCTGATGAATTATTGTTAAGCACAAGCCAAGATAAAAAAATTGTTACTAAAGGTGAAGCAACTGAAGCTGGTGATATTAATGCAGATATTAAAGTATACAATCCTGCTACTAAATCATACGAGCCATATAGAGTACTAGACTCTGATACAGGTCAATTTGCATATGGTATTAAAAAATATGTACCATCGTATGTAATAGAGTTAACAGCATTAATGGATAATATTGTAGACTATGGCATGAATAAAAACAAAAGTAGATTTAAAAATAAATCTGCTGAAGATATAGAAATAGAAACACAGAATATAATTAAGTCAGATTTAAATACAGCTAGATTAAAAGCTAAAGGTGAAACTGAGTATTTAAAATCTTTAGATCCAGTATACTATCTAAATAAATATGCTAATGATGTTGCAAGCTTTAATGCAAGAGCTAGAATTAATTATGCATTTATGGAAGGTACTAAAGTACTAAGAAAAAATATTATTAATGATGGCAAATATAAAGGTGGCAACACTGGTGATTATGCACATACTATGATAGATATGATGACACATATAAAAGATAGTGCATTGAATCAACATAGAGGCCAAATGGATTCATTAGATGATATTGTTCAAATTGTTAATGCATTTGAGTATGTATCTAAACTAGGATTTAGTATTAGGGGTGCAGTAAAAAACAGATCTCAAAGATTATTTAATTATGTTTTCTATGGAAGAAAAGGACTAAAAAGATCAAAAGATTGGATAGCTAGAAGTAGTAGAGAGTTTGAATTTACTCCTGGTGAAGAAGGTAAAATGAGAACTAATGCACAAATTATAGCTACACAAAAGAAACGATTTGGTTATGAAATGACTTCAAGTAGATCTGATGCATTTAAATCAGCAGCTACTGGTGGTTCAATAGATTTTTTATATGTGCCAAAAGGTTTTAGTTTAGACAAGCAAGGTAAATTAATACCTGAAGGAGCCAAAGGAGCATTAAAAAAAGTATCTGAAATTGCATCTAAAGCTACTGATATATCTTCTATCACTATGCAATGGGCAGAAAATAAAAATAGAAATGAAACATTTGATATTGCATTTGCTAATTCATATGTAACAGAACAAAAAAATATAGAGTACCATAAAAAACAATTAAGACAAAAGTTAAAAAGAGAACCTAGCACAAAAGAAATATACGATAGAATAGAAAATGTTGCTGGTAATATGGCAAATCAAATGGTGCGTACAATACACTATGATTATGATACATGGGCAAAAGCAAAAGTATTAGGCACAAAGCCTGGTAAAGTTTTAGGACAGTATCAGCACTTTAAGTTTGCATTCTTTGATATGCAATATAATATTATTAAAAATGCTGTCAATGATGTTAAAGATTTAAGCTTAATTGAAAAAAATCCAATTACAGGTCAAAAACAAATATCTGAAAACGTTCAGAGGATGATGAGACTTGGAGCCATTTATACCATTATACCAGGTATTGCAGGATACTTTGGATTAGACTTAGGTGGTTTGTTTGGTACAATAGGCAATCCATTTGATGAAGATAGAGAAAGCACAAAATCATCTACTAAAATTATTGAAAACCCTGTACTTGAAGATATAGAAAATTTATATACATACTTTACATCAGATGATCCAACTGCAAGAGCCGCTGCATATTATGGCAAAAATCCAATTACAGGAAACTTAGGTCCATTTATTAGTGACCTTATGATGATAGCAGAGTTAACTGACTTTATTAATCAAACAGATGAAGAGTATGCAGAAAGTAGACATTTAAATTATGATCCTGATAGCTCAGACTGGTGGTATAATGTTGGAAGAATATTTAGCATACAAGGGGCAAGGACATTTCATCATAGTATCCCTGCATTAAGAAGAGGAGATATTGCTGGGTTAGCTAGAGTTGAGCTTGGTATATTTCAACCTAAGTGGATGAAAAATCATAGAGCTAGAGTTATGGGCAAGATTGATGACATATACAATTCTAGTAAAATGTTACCTAATATTAGAACTGGTAAAAAGAAAAAAGGTGCAGGCCTTTCATCACAAAGAAAAAAAGCAATACAAGCTTTAAGAAATTTTTAGTATAAGGGGAGCATAACTCCCCCTACACCTTGAACTATAACTCATTTAGGACTTCTGAGTCTTTGCGATTTGCGTTCTATGCTTTTCATAATATCATAGTAATTAGAATCATCAATTACATTTGTACATTTAAGTGCATAGTTTGCTATTGAAATCAAATCATATTTCATTTTATGATTCCATTTTTTGTTTTTCATTTCTCTCCTTTATCAAGTTAATAAAATTATCTAATTCAATCACAGCATATACTTTGCTACGATTTCTTTTTATTACAAGAACAGGATACCTATCTTCACTATTGTCTTCAGCTTGTGCTAAAGAACTCCATAAATCTAATCTCTCTTTATTTTTACATTCAAAACTATATTTTATTTTTTTTCTAGCAGCTGGTGATAACACTATATCTTCACCAGGCATGCCCATTGTTTGTGATTTTATATCATCTTCTTCTAATGATGGAAATGCTTTTCTTAAAGCATCTCTTGTAAGATTTTGTAATCTTCTACCTTTCGCTTTCGCACTTTTCGCAGACATT